CGCTTTTTATACCAAGACTCAACAGCAGAAATATAGATTGAATCTAGATTAGAAACAGGAAACCAAGGAGGAACGGCACCTATATCATGAAAATACCCATCAGAGCAACCAACGCCCGAACCATTAAAACAACTATCACCCAACTGATTATTAGACGAGGAACCTTGAGTATTATTCGCCTTGCCTTGTGAACGTGAAACATGACTTTGCTGCGCCACTTTATCAGCACCCTGCTCTGATTCAGTCGTCGCCTCATCACTAGAAATAAAACCAATAAGCGCATAAATAAAATATCCAAGTGAAACAATGATTAAAAGAAGTGAGAAAAGAAATTTAGGTTTTAAAAATACATTCTTACCTAATCCCGCTTTAGTTATCTGGCCTGTAACGGTTGAGGCATAGAGTAAATGAACATCGAGAGGAACCTTGAGGTTGTAAACAACATCGTCACTGGATGGTTTAGTCACCGTACGAAGTGGATCATGCTCCAAAATGCGAGGCTTACGTTTTGAAAAGAAAACGCCGTCCTTGCCTTTGTGTTGCTTGGCCAACTCTGCCACGCCTTTCAGTTCTTTAGGGATTTGAGCAAAATCAGGAGTAAGAAGAACAATATCCCAGTTGTAGTGCCTGTGCTCCATGAATGCGTTGTTGAAGTTCTCAGGATAGATAATGCGCCCGTTCTCATCGAATCGAGAGCGTGCACAATCATCAATCTCGCCAACATCTAACGAATCCATATCAACAGAAAGCCAACGAGAATGGAAAAGGTCAGAGAAGTAATCAGGCAGGTGCGGGGCAAAATCCGAGAAAGGACGTTTATGAACCGCAGACATCTTAAAACCTGCATTGGTTGAGTAAATTTGCTGACACTCATCAATCAAGATAAAAGAGCCAATAGGCGCCCAACAGAAAAAGTATTTCCAGAGTTCAAAACCTTGATCATTACGAGAACTGATTCGGACCAGGCGAGCGGAATCAGGGAACTTCTCCCCTAGCCTTTGCTCGATAACCTCCAAGGGCTGCATACCATGAATATTAGTAATACAAACGCGACCCTCACGAAGTGCGGGTAATAAATCGAACCAAACAGCGCAAGCCGACTTATAAGAACCACCGTGACCATAACGAAATGAAGTAGCCATAAAATCACCAATTAAAAAAACGCATAACTAAAGAAACACCAATAGAATCGAAAATAATACGCAAACCCGTCGTTACTCCGAATTTGTGCAAAATATAGCGAGTGTCAGAAGGCAAAGAATTAAAGCTGGTTTCTATCATGTCATAAACGCCATAATCAGAAAAAAGCGTTCTAGCGATACTCAGAGACATTTCAACACTTGCTATTTTTATATCAATCCAGACTGAAATAAAAAAGACGGCGGAATATTCGAAAGCATTTTTAATAATATCAGGAATGTTGACAATAAAATCATAAACACTAGAAATAAAAGCACCGATAAACTCAAAGGCTTGAAAGACTTCATCCATAAAACTATCTCCTAAATACAATATAAAGCGCCGTCAAAGAGCAAATGAAAATAATGACAGGATTAACAAAGGGTGCGACAGATTCAAAGCGTTGTAACCCAGATTGAACAACATGACCTTTAACCTCAAAAGTTTGATTAGTTAAAGAGCCAATATTGAAAGCCGTAGAAATAGAAATTAACCCCTTAGCCTCTTGAGCAAGATTTGAAAGCGTTTCTTTTTTTTCTGAAATAGATTCATTCAAAGAAATAAAATCAGAGGATGAGAATATAAGTTCTGGTACTTCATGAGCGTTTGGTTCAGAGAAGCCAGAACCATCAAAAAAATCCCCTAAAGAGTCAGACAAAGAACCAAGAGAATCAGAAACCCCCTGTAAATCATCACCTAACCCATTAACTGCGTTAGAGTTCTTATTTACAGCGGTCGTAATGTCAGCGTTAGCCTGTTGGATAAGCGCTTTAGTGTTTTCGTATATCTTGTTGTCATTGATTTGTTGCTCTTGAATCGCTTGGGTGTTATCGACTAGAGAGCCTTTAACACCAACCAATTCATTAGCAATAGTCGTTTGAGTTTCATTGATATCAGAGTTCAAATCATTTAGAGCAGAGTTAATATCTTTGTTAAGCCCTGTAATAGCGCTAACAACTGCCGTATCTGTTGAATCATCTGTGTCAGGTTCTTCCACATCCGGTTCATCTTCTACATCGGGTGGATAAAATTCATTGGTAGAATCATCAGGTAAGACACTAGGATCTTCTATAGGGCCAGTTGGGTCGTCAGGGTCATGGGTTGGGTCTTGTGGTGGGATAATTGGCTCATCAGGGCCGTTCGTACCCCAGAATAAAGTACCGCCATCACATTGATTTCCTGTAAATTGGAAATTACCGTGACATAAGGTGTTTTGTGTAAACTCACCGGAATCAACAGCAGTGCAAAGCGTGCTGTCACTTGGAATACGAGAGAGTTCGCAACGAGTCGCGCCAAAGTCACCATAACAAGCCCCCGTGACTTGTTCGCCGTAAACATAAGCCAGCCAATGAAGGCGTCTTTCGTCCCCCGTTGACTGTTTGAATTGACAGGCATCCATACAGGAACCATCTGGATTTTCACCGTAGTCACATTGAGATTTACAGCTCAATGTCGAAGGATCAAATTCACTATTTTCAGAACAACGAACCTGTGAATAAGAAAGAGCAAGCGAATTGTCACAAACTGTCTGATAAGGATAGCGAGCGTTAGCATAGGTTACCTTCTCAAATGTGCATGAACGAATATAATCATGCTTCATAAAACAAGCATTCACCTGATTAGGATCAACCCATTCGCCCGTAGAGCCGCAGCCCCTCATTTGCTTATAACTAACATAAGCTTCTAAAGCGAAAGTTAAATTACTGAAACATAGAACAAAAAGGACAATAGAAAAGCGCAGAAAATGAATCATTGTCTGAAACCAATAAAAAAGGGAGCCGAAGCCCCCTTGATTAACGGATTAGTGAGTATTGATACCGCTTACAAAGGCATGTAAGAACGTCCCCGAAAAAGCAACGCCAAGAACGATAGCAAGCACATCACCAAGAAAATTACCGGATAAGGGAGGCATTACTTGCGAAGGAAGCCAGTAACCATGTTCACCCCAAACGCTAGAGCAGCCATACCAATCAAGCCAGCAACTACGATGCCGACGTTAGATTGACCCGCAGCGATAGCGGTATTGATAGCCGATTCCATCGGGTTACCCTCAGCGAATGAAGGAGCAGAAAGAGCAGCAGTCGAAAGTACAAGTAGAGTTTTTTTCATGTTAATTACCTTTTGTTTAAAAGACGAACAACGCGACCAACCCAGTGACCAACAACCATATTGACCAAAAGAGCGCCGCTGACGTATACGAACAAATCGTGGTTAAAAACGATTTGCTCATGTGGTTGCTGATGCTCAGCCGCCGAAATAAGTACATAACCCTGACAAGCCTCAACAGGTGTGTTGGTAGCTTTCAAGTTTCCATACTTATTAACGACAGTGACGCATACAGACATTTTAAAAATCCAAGTTATTTAGCTTTAAATGACGCATCAAAATGCTTTTTGATTTCGTCATCTACAGGGATAAGTTTTGTTACTACAGAACCGGCAAGAGGATCGTCACCCAAACCCAGTTCAACGTGATAATCACGACGACCAACTAAAGCGCCGGACTCTTCAAGTTGGCGAGCGTATTTAAAATCAATCATCAAAGGCGTGTCGTATTTGTTATTTACTTCTCCAGTTTCACCGTAAACACGGCGCTTGTAGTTGTCTAAATCAAGAGGGCGAACAGGACGAGTAACATTGAGTTGAGCTTGGTCACCAAATGACTCGCTCCAAGTGAATGTAATGCCCAAAACATGAATGGATGACATAGTGAATTCCTTCTATAAGCTGTTGACTAGTTTTTGATGCATCGAGCAGAACTCACCCGAACCATCATCACGGATAAGAGAAGTAACGACCTTTTCAAAGTCGCCGTTGTAGAGGCTATATAAGCGGTTAACGAGCCGGCCGTATTGGCGCTTAGCCCAATAGCACGCTTTGATTACTTCAGAAGCTGCGCGCTTCTTTGTTTTGTAAGCAATGCAATTTGGTGTTACGTCAGTAGAGAAAAGAGAAGATGCGTAGTTGTTAAGCCCAGCAAAATGGCCATCAATATCAAGTAAGATATCGACCGACACTTTTTTAAGTTCCACTTCACTGCGATACCAAGTAAAACCGTCTTTTTCGATTTTTTGTTCAAGCTTTTTGTTGTAGATACGCCAGTAAACAAGGGATTGACGAGACCCAATAACACGAGCTTCAACACTGAATACCTTTTCGCCCTCAGCATTGATGTGCCATTCGTCCCCGTTCTTGTACTTAGGAGAGATACCGCGAGAGCGTTTAAAACCGTCATCAAGAAAAGCCAGTTCAACGTTTTTGCAAGTGTTGATACCTTCGAAGTCGTCAAAGGCCAAGTCAAT